CTGGTCTCGATCTTCTCTTTCCACGCAGTCAGCTTGGCCTGCATCCGCTCCTTCCGGATCTTCTTCTTCACCTGGCGCACCGTGTCCACCTTCTTCACCACTTCCTTGAGTTGTTTCTCATTATAGGACAGCAGCACGTTGATGATGGATTTAGTTATCGCAGTGATTATCGCAGTTATTGTGTTCATCGTCTTCCTCCTGGTACCCTTCACAGAAAGGGCACATAATTTGTTGGGCCATATCCAGGACCCCAGCATAGCAGGTCGGACACAGCGCAAAAGGGAGGATCCCTATATCGCCAGCTATCCCACCTTCGCCATTAAGATCAAAGTCACTGTCGCAAATACTACATTTTATGATTTCTTCTTTCATCTTCTCACCTTATCCAGCCAGTCTCTCATAGCCATCTTGATGCCCTTGCTCTCTGACACCTCGAGTTCAATGCACAGGGCTTTAAACACGTCGTAGAACGACGGCCTCTTCTTCCGCACAAAGTCATACTTGCGGTACAAAGCATCAATGTCCTTCTGGTGCTTATTCATCCATTGCCACATAGCCTCACGGATCGCTTGTGATTTAGAGATGGAGGCAAACTGGCAGGCTACACCAAACTCATCCCAGTGCGCGGACCGTGCCGCCATCGTGAGAATAGACTTAAGCTTGTCTTTATCCATCACTCCTCCAATGCTTTTTTAGCTATAGCATTAATTTCTAATATTCCTGTTTCATTACCCGCATACAATCTTATCCTTTCCAACGCATCCCGCAATTGCATGTTTTCAGCTTGCACTTCTTCTACTGACTTAACTACCGGACATCTTTCATGCATTTTTCCTTCACCGTATCCACTACACGGCAATATTTGTATTTCGCCCATCACTCCTCCTTACCTCTTTTTTTTAATTCTTTTAAAATCTCAATTAACAAAAAGACCATTATTGCTAGAATTATATTTGTTGTAGTCGCAATGATTGCCGATTCCACTTACTCCTCCTTACCTTTGCAAAGTTTGTAGAAATGGCAATCCTTACACTCTAAATGGATTATACCAGGCATATCTCTAAGCCTTTTACATTTATAATTTAAAGCATCCCTCAGTTCAGCGTTTTCTTTTTTGATTTTTATTATTTTTCCCTCTAGATAAAATACTATCGGAAAACATAAACACAGACAGATTAAAAACCCTATCAAATATACTGACATCATTCCTCCTCGCTGTGAAATATCTCACCGTTTTTAAGCCTGCGCTTAGCGTCCTTCAGCCAGTGTATAAACGCCGGGCTCTTCTTATAATAATAACTCACTTTCTTAATAGCACCGCAGCGCCGCAGCACAGCGATCCTGGTCCGGGCGCCGTCCCTGTTCACGTCCCATATCTCCTCGGCATCAGTGATCTGCAGCTGCTTGATAGACAGCAACTCATTGATAATGTCAACGTCGTCGATGATGTCCTCCAGGTCCTTGACATTTTTGATCTCGCGATCCATCCTAAGCTGCTCACTGTAGTCAGAGTACCCGCTCACAGCTGAGTTGTACTGCCTGCATAACCACTCCACGGCTACCTGCGCGTGGGCCATATGGATAATAAGGACCTCACCGCTGTCGTCTGTCGAGAACATCTGCGCGGCAATGCTGGCCGCCATCTTACCTATAGTGTACCGCATCTCAGCACCAATGACCAGCGGCATCTCGGGAGTATACTGCCTGCCCATCTCAATGGAGGCCTGCAGGATGTAGTCCTCACAGCCGGGAGCCCAGAGGATCTGTTTGCTGCGCCGGGTCCACGACCACATCAGCCGCTCGTGGCATATCTCAGAGGTGAACACGTGGGGCACCTGCTCCTCCATCCGGCGGTTGATCTCCTCGGAACTCACTGCCCCCTCGTCTACAAACACAGCAAAGTCCAGGCGGCTTATGTCCTGCGCCTTACCAAAAATATCCCACAGTGTGTCTATGCCGTGGTTGTAGGTAGCCAGTGAACCATTCTTGGGATTGGCTATAAATATCTGGCGGGTCCTGGCCATCGTCTTCTGTGTCTGGATCTTAACGACCTCGGCTACACCAGAGGACCGTACCCCAGTGAGGTGGCCCATTATGTTCTGCTCAAGCAGGGTGTCAGCCTCGTCTATGACCACCAGGCCCCGGTCGTTCATCACTATCTTCCCCCAGTTAAGGGTCCACTTACCCGGGGCCACCTGCTGCAGACCACCCAATAAGCCCGCCAGCGTCGTATTTTCGCCTGACGTAATAAACTCACCACCCCTGTAGTGGAGGATAAGGGCCTTGACTGTGGCGCTCTTACCTGTGCGGGTGTCACCTATAATAGCACACTCACCCCAGCCCTTCTGTACGTACTCGCCTAAAAAGCGGAAGTGGAGGGGGGTGTGCATCACAAGATCACAGGCAGTGAGAATATTATCTCTCTTCCATATCTTAGTGACGTTGTGCTCCAGGTCCCGGTGGATCTCCTGTATCTTAGCTGCAACAGAGAACTTATCCATCTGGTTCTCCGGCTGGAACAGCTTAAGCTGCTCGTGTATCTCCGGGGTCAGTTCCCACTTACGGATATTGTTACTCTCGCCTTTAGCTTTCTTTATTATATGTATCCCCTGCTGGGTCTTGGGGTCCACCCAGGTGGTACCGTAACACTTGTAAGCCTGGTTGGTGCGCATCTCTTTGCCCAGCACGTAGCAGCGGTGGATCACGTAGTCGTTGTCGATGCGCTCATAGTTGACCTCACTTGTAAGCCTGATCTCCTCGAGGTTTATTTTGCGTTTGACCTCAACGTTGACCAGACGGCAGGTGTTGTAGGAGGGGATATTAAAGTAGCGGCGGATGTCACCGTTGACCTGCTGACTGCTGCTGTTGGGGAACCGGACCAATAGGTCCTTGTCGTCATCTATAGTAAGGATACGATCAATGTCTCCGTCGGCTGTACCGCAGCCTATACACTTTTTCTTCTGGCCCCGCTCCGCGCAGCTGATACAGATGTGGTGCGGCACAAGGTAGGGACTGAGGTCCTTCCCTATAGCTATGCCGCTGAACGCAATGTTCTTACCGTAGTACTTGGCATTGATGGACCCGGACAGGTCCACCTCTTCATAGGCACCGTCTGCCTCTTCCAGCCAGTTGCCCTCGTCGTGCAGGAAGAACTTCTTTAACTCAAGGTAGTCTCCTTTGACACCACGTACAGGCAGCACAAACTGCTGGTGCTTGGCGTCCCAGCCAAACTCGTTCTTAAGTGCATCATCCAGGTTGACACCCTGGTGTTTTTCCAGCCAGGCCTGCATCTCTTTCTCCGCAGCAAAGGCGGCAACACAGGCGGCAAAGTATTGTATCTGTTCAGGTGTAAGCATAAATCCCCTAAATAAGTCTGGTGCCCCGGGGTCCGGTCAGGCCCCGGGGCGGTGTTCATCTCTTACTCGTTGTAAAAAGGATCGCTGCCAGGCTCGCTAAACATATCGTTAGCGTCGATCGGTGCGTCCTTGGGGGGGGGGTTGTCCCGGTCGGTAGGTGACTCCTGGGTCATCACGTCGTCACGGCCCTGCAGGCTGGAGGCCTGCTCAAACAGCTGCTTAAGTACAGGGAACTCCTGCTCGGTAGCGTATGCCGGGTAGGAGAACACAGGCATATAGGCAGAGCCCTTACTGAACTTCTGCAGGGTAGCGGCACACTTGATGCGTTGACCGTAGATGGGTACCTTACCCCGGGCGTTAGCTGCCAGCTTAGAGTTAAGCTGCCGGGAGGTCTTCATAGCAGCGGACTGGGCAGAGTAGATGAGGATCTCGGGGCTGCCCTTCGCCAGGTCGTCGGCCATCACCAGCATATAATTGTGACTGTCGATACCTTTATCGTACAATGCCTTATTGTTGATGATGTTCTCGATCTCCAGGCCGATATGCTTGACCTCTTTGGTGCGCTTGTCGAGCATCTCCATCCCGATCAGCTGCATCTGGTCATTAAACCATATGCGTGACCGCCACATCAGCAGGATAAAAAACTCGATCTCTTTACCGTACACGCGCCCGGTAGCAGCGTTGTAAAAGTCACCGTCACGCACGTCCTCGTTGGTCTGCTTGACTGTAGACATAGCCTGGCATACTTTGAGGCGGGGGACGATGATGTCCTGGGTCCCAATCTCGTCGGTGCCGAGGTCACCCTCGGTCCGGAGGAAGTCAGGGACATTACTTCCAGTGGTTTGGACTTCATTTTTTTTGGTTTCTTGGTCCATTGGTTTCTCCTTTCTTGGATAATTTTATGTTATGCAATTCGAAGAACTGCTTAACATCTTCCTTGCTGCGGACAACAGTGGCCATATGACCAGCGGCTATGATCTGGCTGATCCGCAGCTTTTGCAGGGTAGTGGGCTCTTTGCCCTCCCGCTTGACCTCCAGCCAGATGGAGGGGTACCCGGGGGCCAGGACCACCCGGTCAGGGATCCCGGCGCATCCTCCCATAAAGGGGTTGTACACAAAGTGCATACACTCGTACTTGTCGAGGTAGCGTTTTATGCTGGCTTTGATATTAGCCTCTGTCATTTCTTCTTATCCCTCCGCGATCTTAATATAAACATCCTGCGCTGGAAAGGCAACCGCAACCACCGTGCGATGCGGCTACCTTTGCGCAGGTCCCGGGCAGCCATTGCCGCCCAGACTACAGCCAACACAAGGAATAGTAAAGAGATAACCTCAAGCGCGGTCACTTTCTACCAGCCTCGCTACAGCCGATTTGTTATACTTGACACTGCCCCACACGTTTTCTTTGATGAAAGGGGGCAACTCGCCACCTTTCTCTACGTGCTCTTTGATAAGCTTAGTCCTGGTCTGAGGATGTACGGTTTTGATAGTCTTGATCACCCCGCTGTTCTTTGTCTCCTCGAGCCAGGCCAGGAACTCGGGGCAGTCATCCCACTTGCCAGCGTCCGTGACATCTTTGTTCAGGGCGAAGGTGGTCTCCTCCTGGGGGGCGAACTTGATGCCGTCGATCTCGATGCTGTCCAGGCCCTCGTCGACCATAGCGTCGTGTAGCTGCCCGATCTCAATACCGATATTTTTGTTGAGGTCCTTAAGGTGGGCCTCGTACCTGGCTTTGAGGCGCAGCTTTAAAAGTAATTCTTTAGCTTTGCCTTGTGCGGTAAACTCTGTCATTGCTTACTCCTAAGATTTTCTATCTCATCTATCTTCCGACTAAGCAGATTAAGTATATCATACACAAAGTCGGGGTCATAGTAAATGAGCCACTTTTTTTCCACCAGTTCTACCTTACCGTACACCCACCGTTTTTTTTTCTGTTCCCACAGGGTACGCAGGTGCTTTATGTTGGGTAACTCGAGGGCTGTCAGCGGTCCGTCTTTAGCCATCCAGCAGCCCCGGGTTTTCGTATATATTGCCGATTACTTCGAAATGATCATGTCCGTAGTCCAAATCGAACTCAGCATCTTTTGCCATTAATTTAAATTGAGCATTATTTATAATATATTTAACAACAAAACGACCCATAATATCCCCCTCATATATCTCCCTACCGCTCTTATCCTTCAGCCCGGTGTATTGCATAATTTTAAATTGCTGTCTAAAATATGGGTTTTCAAAAGGGGGTGACTCATTAGATAATTTCTGTCTATTAGACCGAAATACTATCCAATCATTCCCGCTAATACCGCTACTAATCCACTCAAAGTTATAATGCATTTCTTTATGTTGCTCATCCCACGCTCTAAACTTTATTTCTCTCATCAGTTACCTCCTATCACCAGGGCCAGCAGGGTGAGCAGCAGCCATATGGTACCGACCACACTGAGCCCTATATTTATTTTTCTCTTCGGGTACAGCAGTTCGTTCTTCTCACGCTCGTACCGCTCGGGATCGTTCTTCGCCAGGTCCTCCCAGTACTTGATGACCGTCTTCTCTAATCCTTCACTGGGTTGCCACATCAATACTCTCCTCGCTTGAAACTCTCAACGAGCCGCAAGCTTATGTCCTGCTTGGCACCGATGGCAGCTAGCACTGTCTCATCGATAGTGTCCCGGTACACCAGGTCTATGTAATTGCAGGTGAGGTCCTGGCCCACCCGGTGGATCCGGTCCTCTGACTGCTTTCTCTTCTCCAGTGAGAAGTCGTTCTCATAATAGATGGCCACGTTGCTGGCGGTCAGGGTGATCCCAAACCCCCCGGCAGTGACCTGGCAGATAATGACCTTGGCCTGAGCGGCCTGGAACCGTTCGATCTCAGGACCGCTGTCCTTGGTGTCCCCGGTCACACTGCTGTAAGAATATTCCTTACGCTGGCACAGGTCAGCCACGATCTCATAGCTGCGCTTGAACCGGGTCCAGACCACAGCCTGCTTACCGCTGTCGATGATCTCCTTGAGGGTCTCTTCCAGAGCCAGCAGCTTAGGATTTTTTTTGGGTTCGACAAACCCCCCGGCCAGGATCTGTTGCAGCCGGAGTATCTTTGTCAGGATAATGGGGGCAGTCAGCGTCTCGTCCTGGGAGATTTCCACTATTAAATCTTTCTTCATACTCTTATACTGCCGCTCGATCTCGGGGGACATATCAAGCTGGCGCACGTGGTAAGTCTTTTCGGGCAGGTCCAGCACGTCTTCCTTCTTTAAGGTGATACTATGCCGGGAGATATTTGTTTTGAGGTCATCGAGGTTTTTATAGCTGACGATCTCATACCCGCCATAGCCGCCCATATTACAATAGGTATTGCGGAAGGCGTAGAACGAGCCAAAGCCAAGGAAGTCAGGGGACAGGAACGCCATCTGGGCGTATATATCCCGGGGACCCTGGGTGATAGGCGTACCGGACAGGATATATTTATTGGGGCATTTCGTAAAAAGTTTTGTTATTATTTTTGTACATTTTGCCTTGTGATTTTTGATCCGGCTGCTCTCATCCAGGGTCACGTGGACAAACCTGTCCCAGCACCCATAATCTTTGGTGGCCACCACGCCCTCATAATTGATGATAGCTATCAACCCCCCCTCGATCACCTCGGCCAGCAGCTTGAGCCTCTTGGCTGCCGTCCCCTTGATGATCCGGTATCCCAGGCGGCTGTTCTTCTCTATCTCTTTGCCCCAGCTGTACATCACACTCTTGGGACAGATGATGAGGGCAGGAAATGTGGACTTTATCCTGAGTAGATCGATAATAACTTTGGTTTTGCCTGTACCCATCTCAGCAAAGAACGCCCAGAGGGGGTATTTAAGCCCACACTTTAGCATTTTTAGTTGATGGGTATAGGGAGCCAGGAGAAAACCGCTCTCAGGTACCTCTACGTCGCTCAGAGCAGCATCTAAATTGAACTGGCTGCTGTCCTTGAGGTCATCCCTCAGCTTTTGCATACCGTAGGCAGCCTTCAGACGCGCCTGCTGGTACTCCTCGAGGGCTGGCCCCAGCTTGGCCCGGCACCAGGGGAAGGTGGCCATCACCACGCGCCCGATGACCACAGGCCAGGACCACTGCTTATCTGTCTGGTGCCACTGAGCCCCGGTCAGGTCCTTCGCCAGGTCCTTCTGGGCGTAAGGCACGGTGAGATAGATGCGGTGGTTACGGATCATTTTATAAAATATCCTCGATCCTATCTTCAATCTCTTTGTCGCTCTTACCGCCAGCTTTCATAGCAAACATTTCAATAAGAGCCAGCTTAGCTTTGTCGTTTGAAGAGGACAAAATGGACCTCATCCCAAGCGCCGCCACCTTGCCGAGGGCATCGTCATCAGTAATGGACGCATCATTGATGATCATCAGCATCTCTTTGATCTCTTCAGTTTTCTGTTTGTACCTTTCAAGTTGACCTTGAAATTGTTGTTTCATCTCTTCTCTTGTTGGTTTCATTTGTTTCTCCTAAGATTTTATTTTAATAATTTTATTATCATTTTATCAGCCTTGGCTTTTCCTCTTTATCTTCACCCATCGCCCGCTCGTCCTTAAACTGGGTGAGGTGGAGAGTTTTCTCACATATCTCCAGGTCGGCCACCGCCGCGTTCTTATACTCAGGCTCACCGAACAGGGCGCAGTGGTGGCAGCAGGGCTTGGGCTGCGGAGAGCGGGGGCAGTACACTGGCCGCTCCACTCCTCGCCGGGACAGGAGCAGCCCACCGTTGACATCAATTTTTCCCTGCATCTTGATCCTCCTTCGCCCCTTCGATCATCATCAGCATAGACAGGGCCTGGGCTATCAGGTTGAGGTCGTGCTCTGCCATCTTTATTCTCCTGTTCATACTGGTATTGCTGATCACATTCTTCCGGGCCCGCAGCGCCAGGTCATACAGCTTGGTCAGTGCCGTCTTCTCTTTGTCTGTCATCCTCATCCTCCTTCTCAGGTGATACTATAAACTCACAGCCGCAGCGGCTGCACAGGTACTCGTGGTACTCGCCGTCGTAGCAGTCATCCACCAGGCTCTCGCATAGGGGACACTCCACCATCTCACCCTTCTCCAGCATGACGTTCCTCCTCAACACTGCGGATGTATTGCTTGAGATCCTGGGCTGCCTCCTCTTCTGTCTCGTATGGCAGCGACTGCCATATTATTCTCTGTCCGGTGTCCATCACCAGAGAGGCATAGCCTGCGATATCGTGCCGTCGCACGTACCCGGTCAGGTCCAGCGACTCCCATATGTATTTTCTTACGTAGAGCATTTGTCTACCTCCTGGTTATATATTTGTCGTAACAATGATAGCATAAGTTGGGCGAACATATGCCGCTCCCGGGGGGATTTAGCACAGTTCCAGCGTGACCAGATGGAGTCAATATGCCAGCAAGCATTGTCCTTCTGCGCCACCGGGCAGTCCATACAATTCTCTTTGTGGTCAGGACAAGCATAACCATACCTGTGACATAGCCCGCACTGATACCACAGCGTCCGGAGTTCGGGAATATACAATCCTGATAACGCCTCTTTTTCCTTATCCCCCCTGCACAGCACCTTCCATTTCCACTTGGCAATGGACAGCAGCAGCGCGTCGAGCAGGCTGGCGTGGGGATCCAGCTTGGTGAGATCTATTCTCTCTCTCATTGTCACCTCCTTAAGGTAGGGCATACCGTCCCGGTGCTGCCCCCAGTTGACTGTCATTATATGCGCCATCATTTCCTCACCAGCCTGCCCTTATGACAGTACGTACACAGCTTGGGCCACATTTTCTCCAGGTGCAGCCACACGTGGAACTCCATCTCACAGGACAGGCATTTAATAATGACCTGCTTTGCCCCGGGGAACTCGTGCTGCGGCAGGCGGGGCCTGCCTGTTTTATTTCTTTCTCTTGCCATTATCCTGACTCCTCACCGCTGGTGGCCCAGTTATTAAGGAAAGCCAGGACACCGGGCTTGGTCATCTTGATATTCGCCTCGGAAATAGAAACTGATTTCCGGTCGGCCCCTTCCTCAACAGCCTCGCGCCTAAGCTTGGCAGCCTCTCTTTTAGAACTGGCCCAGCGGCGGCTGGCACCGTAGTCCAAAGCGTGGTACTCAACATAATATAATTTCATCTTGTCCTCCTAAGTGACTTCGTATCCCTTTGATTTTAAGATCTCTACATCCTCTTCTGTGATCGCAATACAAAACTTCCCTTCTGCCGGGTTGTCCAGCCGGGGGAACAGCAGGTCAGTGGCACCGCAGTAGTCCTCGATGTCGTTGGTGGCTGCACCGTGCTCTGACAGTTCGTCGATGTAAGGATAGTCAACCTCAAAAAATAATTTCATCTTGTCCTCCTTGTTAAGTCGCCCGGACCAGGGGAGGGTTCAGGCCCCTGGTCCGGGGGAGAGTTGAGAGTAATAGGGGCAGGGAGGTGCCCCATTTGTGCGGCCCCGGACTCGAACCGGGGAGAGGCGGGATGTGCTCCTGCCTTCAGGCCGTCTGCCGCACTAAACAACACTGTAGTCTCCGACACCGTACTCTTTAAGTAGTTCGTAGGTGGCGGGGGAGATCAGCATCCAGCCCCGCAGCCGGGTGGTGGCCAGGCCATCAGCCCAGGTGTACTCTTTTCCCTCCTCGTCCCAGCTAGGGTTAGTCAGGCTCTCGGCTACCTCGTCCAGTATTTTATCCTCGGTGCCTACACTGCCGTGGTCGAGGGGGAACAGGGTGACCACACTCTGGGTAAATACCTCGGTGAAGATCCCCACCCTCAGCTTGGTTACCGTGTGATAAATCACGTGGATGTATTCGTCTGTCATTTTATTTCTCCTTTATATTCTCCTATACACACTGGCGTAAAATTGGCAGGCGGCGCACTACCATTACACTTGGGGCAGAGGTGCCTGTTCCCCAGGCTCCAGCCCTTATTTCTCATATAGTCCATAGCCCAGGACATCCCGCCCACGGCTGTCCAGTTGTGGTGGTGTGCTTGGGTGGTCTCCCCGCAGCGGCTGCACGTGGCAATGAGGCTGCTCATCTTGCTATTCCCGGGACGCAATGTCTTTATCACTCTTATCATATCTCTCTCCTTCTTTATATTCTCCTATACACACTGGCGTAAAATCGGCAGGCACCGGGGGTAGTGCCAACAGATGCGCCCCCGGGCCTGCTATTTTTATCCCAGTCAGTACAGTCCGTATCCATCGTCCTTTATCATCTCCTCTTCTGTCTCAGAGATAATGATATGAAGGGTGTCCTCATCAGGCAAGTCCTTGACGATTGATAATAACAACTCGCCCTTGCCGTGATAAGACTCGTACTTATCTTTTTGGATATCCCCAGGATTTACCTCGACAAACCCATAGGTAGTATCCACGTCATAATAATGCTTGGTCATATCTCTCTCCTTTTTAATACTCATATCCCCGGCTGACATCGTCAGCCCACATCCTGTACCGGGTGGCCTGCTCACTCTCCAGGTGGTACACCTTGCCCTTGTCCTGGCCTGTGCTCGGCGGGTAATAGACACAGCTGTCACCTGCCTTTATCTCCCGGCCTGTCTCGGCACATACGCTGGCGTACCTGGCCTGGATTATGCGGGGGTCACCCGAGCGGGTGCCGTTGCGGTACCGCCGCCGGGATGAGCCCATAGCTGCCTGCTCCCGGGCGCGGTGCTGCCGCCACGTCAGGCCGCTGGGTGCGGTCGTCACCCCGGGGCGCCAGTGCTTAGGCATCGGTGCGCTCCTTGGCCTTGTTCCAATACGTAACGAGCATAGCGATCTCTTTTTGTACGTCCTTATCTATAAAGAGCCGCAGCTTATTGCCGTTGTACTCGAGGTCGGCCACGAGGTCGCCACTGCGGGTCGGCTGCAGGTTCCAGGTCTTGACGTACCCGGTGATCTCCCTCTTTTTGCCTCTGGGTATGGTCTTATATTGTATGATTTCCATCTTACTCCTCCTCGTGTTTGATCTCATTTATCCAGTACTCGATGACGTCCCAGTTAATACCGATGCTGGCATCGTGCTTGCGCTCGACCATATCCAGTACCTCGTCGGCCTGCTCCTCAGTCAGTGAGACATCCATCTCCTCTGCTTTAGCAAGCACGTCCACAGTGCTCCAGCTAATTGTGATTGTCTTCATACTCTCTCTCCTTATTTTAGATCTCTTAGTGCATTCTAAATGCTACGTTCCAGCCCATTGCCCAGCAGGCCTTGCATTTGTGGCATTCGCTTTGACATATGTGGCGGCCTTTAACCCGGGCAGTGTGGTCAGCGGGTACTACCTCTGCGTATTGCCTTAAGGTAATGGGCATTGCCTCTGTGGTATCGTCAATACTGTAATAGACCTTGAAATTGTCAGGCAGGCTGGAAAAATCCAGCATATGTGAGCGCGTATAAGCCAGAAATTGTACGTCAGGATGCTCATTTGCTACCTTTATCCAGTTATTGAGGTAGCGCTGGGAATAGAAGTCCCCAGTGCTATGCAGGCGGACGCGCAGGCTCTCACCTTTGCGGGCTACCCTGCTCTTATGTATAGCAATGTCTCTCACCATAGCGGGCACAAAATGCCTGCTATTAGCGAACGCCTTATTATTCTTCCAGTTCACCATATGGCTGGGGTACAGGTAATTGCCGTGACAGGCGTAGCAATACCCGCTCTTACCAGCACATCCCTTAGTGCGGCCGGGGCAGGTGGCCATAGGTTGAAGATTGAATACAGGCACATCCTTACCCAGCTTGCTATTGCCAGTCCTCAGTGCCCTTGTTTTGTTGTTAATTGTCATACTCTCACCTCTCGTTTAGCGTCAGGCCCTCTCAAGCCTGCAATCACCTATACACAGCGGCGTAAAAAGCAGTTTGTACACCTGTTTGTACACCTTTTTGTTGAAATGTTGGAATGTTGGATTTTTCCTGTAAGCGTATAGCTATAGTAGAAAGACCAAAACTACTTATCTAAAGATATAATATAAGAGAGAGTATAAGTAATAATATATATATATATACCCTATAACACCATATTACTACTTATACCCCCCTTAGGGGTATGGGGTTGTTAAGTAGGTTATTTTGATGGCTTTTGGCTGCACTTATATGTAGGGATTGCGAATTGTGTTAATCGGAGTGTTGGATGTTTCACTTTGCTGTACAAAGTGTCCCTATCGGTACACTTTTGCCGATATTGGGACACTTTGCGTGTTGGGGGACGGCTAAAGTATCCCAATTACCTTAAAACAGGTGAGACAATGCCCAGTACCATACCATTACCATTACCATTAACCCTGGACCACAGTCCATTTTTTCCATCACACCATTAGCATTCCTGATTCCAGGTCCATTTTTTCCGTGTTCCGGGGCAGGTGGGGTGGGGGTGAACCGGACCCGGGGCCGGGGCTAATATATAATTATGCCCACCCTCGCATCCACGCCCTTTAAACTTGACAATTTACATTTTTTACATAACCTAAACTATTTTGTAGTTTAGCCTAATATTCTATTGAGCAAGGCTGCAATGCAGTCTTCCTATCTTCTTAAAAAATCCTTGACATTTCCCCCAAGAGCCTTTATACTTGTTATTGGAAAGAGTAGCCCTCATTCCTCCTCGAGCCCCCCGCGCCTCTGCGACCTGGTCCTAGCACCCAACAGCAAGCGAAATCCGGGGGGCCATTTGAATTATGAGCACAGCATTAAAGATATTGGAAGACATCAGGCCTGAGCGGCGCGAGCCGAAGAGCATTGAGCCTGTTAATGAGTTTGTGCGGGCGCGGTATATGGCTATATACGAGGCATATTGCACAAAGCACCTTACGCACAAGCAGTTAGCTGAGCAATTTAATTACAGTCCCGGGCACATAAAGAATATTTTGAAGTGGGCGGCGAATGAGGTTGGCAGTGTTGGTGACGTAGAGACGGCGCGCGAGAGTATGGTGGAGAAAGTGTCGAGGCATTTGCAGCGGCTGGAGGACTGGGTTGAGGGCGACAAGGCTAATTTGGACACTAAGGACGTGGTGGCTTTGCTGGCTGAGATAAGGCGCAGTATGAAGATGCTGGGAGAGGTACAGGGGGTGACGATGGGCGACAAGGCTGGTGGGCCTGCGCACATTGAGATCAACCTGCCGGACCTGGGTCGGGGTGAGGGGACACGTGGGCCGCAGCGGCCTGTGATCGAGGTGTCCCCGGATGAGCAAAGCTGAGTGGGTTATCCTGACGGCGGCGGTGATGCTGATGGTATTTATGTGGTGGATGAGTGCATTATGAACGACAAATGCAAATATTGTAATGGGTACGAGATCTGTTGCGACAGGCGGGACGCGGGGTGTTTATACTGGTGCCGCAAGGCTGGCCTTAATTTCTGCCTGGGGTTCAGCAAGCGGTGGTACTATTTCTGGAAGAGGGTATGAGGCAGCGCAGTGTAGAGATGGCTACGGAGAGCATTGAGGACACCAGCCTGTCTTTTGAGGCTCCTGGCGGGTTCAAGCTAAACGTAGAGGGCATCAGTGTCCCTTTATTAATAATAGCGTTCACGGTGATCGTGATCCAAAACCACGGCAAAATACCGGGGATCAGGCATTTAAAGAAGAGGCTTAAGCGCAAATGAGGGACATTCTCGTGGGGGCCATAATCACGGTCCTTATTGTCATCTTATTCCTGGTGCTCATTAACCGGGACCCCCACGGCCTGGAGCGCAATTTGAGGGACTATTATTTAGAGGAGGTACCAAAATAATGCCTTTTAAGAGCAAAGCCCAGAGGCGATTTTTATATGCAAAAAAGCCCAAGGTGGCCAAAGAGTTCGCTAAAAAGACGGCCAAGGGCAAGCGGCTGCCGGAGAGGAAGAGGCGGGCCAAATGATAAAAGCTTATTTGAGTGATAGGCGCGGCCTGAAGGTCGCCGGGGTAGCAAAGTTCGTTGACGGCAGGTTTGAGACTGACGACAGCAGGATAATCCGGGTGATGGAGGATTATTGTGATACGCACACCAACGTCGTCAGAGAGGACCCGGCGGTTACAGAAAAGGTCCTGGCCGACCGGGAGAAAGCGCAGGCCGCGGCACAAAAACTTGCTGATGAGGCTGCCTTAAAATAGTGCCCCAGCAGATAGACCTATCGTATTATAAGCCTGCCAATAAAGAGCAGGAAGAGTTTCATCGGTCCCTGGCCCGGCACAAGATGCTGATCGGGGGCTACGGCGGCGGGAAGACCTACCCGGCGATCCACGAGGCGATCTTCCATTGCCTGGACAACCCCCGGCACGACTTCCTGGTATGCCGCAACACGTGGGATACGCTGGAAGACGAGGTGATGTCCGACTTCGTCAGGATCGCCAGTGACGCGGGCCTGGTGAAAGAGTTGAAGGAGACCAAGCACGACTTGTATTTGATAAACGACTGCAAGGTGATGTTCAGGCCCCTGACGCTGGGGAGAAAAAACTTTAAGGGTATGCACATATGCGGATTTTTAATCGACGATCCCGACGTGATCAAGTATTCGGACGACATTTCTTTCCTTTACAGCCGTTTGAGAAACCCCCCCAATGTGCGGGCTGTCCGTTTCCAGACTATCATTACTTCAAACTGGGAGGGGAGGAACTGGTTATGGAAAACGTATATGAGGGACAGGGAACCTGGCGGGGACGACAAGTTCGCGTACTGGGTATGCCCGACGACCGGGAACCCCCACCTCCCCGATGGGTATGTCGAGGACCTGGCCGCTGTCCATTCGGAAGAGTGGATGAAGAGGTATGTCCATTGTGACCTTACCAGTCATATAGGGCTTATTTACAGTGACTTTGACCCGGCAAAACACCACATTGACACGCTGCCGTCGGACGACCCGGACGACAAGCGCATACCCTTCGAGGGCCGGACGGACCTTATCCGCATCCTCGCGATCGATGTGGGGGGTACACACCCTACCGCTATTCTCAAAATGGCGACGGATGGTCAAAATATCTACGTTTATGACGAGTGGTATAAGAAGGGGCCCAAGCTGTCGGAAGTGGGGGTCTACCTCCAGGAGCAGGTCCGGCGGGCGCATTACCATAAAATTATTATTGATCCGTCTTCTGCTAAAGGTGAGCAGACTTCTAACTCCAACGTCAAATACGAGTTGAAGAAGAATTATGGGATCCATTCTAAAGGGGCCGAAAACGCTATAAATGCCGGGATAAAAGTGGTCCAGAACCTTTTTTTGCCCGCAGACGGTCCGATCCGGCTATTTATAGACGTACACCGCTGCCCCAATTTAAAGCGGGAACTGGAGATCTACCGCTGGAAAGAGCCCCGGGATATGGATTTTGATGAGATGGGGTACCGTGAGGAGCCTGTAAAGAAGAACGATCACGCTGTAGACGCTATGAGATATGGGGTAATGTACCTAAAAAAGTACCTGAAAGGTCTACGGAACAGCGATTTTCTGAAGGAAAAACGGAAGGATCACCAGATGGAGCGGTTATTAAAGTTGAAACATTACCAGCAATATCCGGGCCTTAAGAAGAAAGCCAGGCTTATGCAAACATATCAGCGTCTCGGATTGGACAAAAAGAGAATAAATCAGCTCCTTTCGGCAGATCGTAGCAATTAAAAAAAGTAGCACTTTTTTTAAAAAAGTGGTTGCATTTTAGGGAAAAAATCAGTATAATACCCTTTAATGGCAAGAATAGACCAATCTCTTAGTCAAGATAAACTCAATGAGATAGAGAGTTTTCTCATTGACCGTTTGACCGCTCTCGAGGACCTCAGGGACAGTTTGGACGATGATATCGAGGAAGAGATCAAAGTCTATAACAACGAGGACCCCAGGATCGATAAGAAAGAGGATTATGAGGAGAAGGTCAAAATCCCCTTTATTTACACTCTCGTACAGACCACGGTAGCCCGGGTCATCAAATCTTTATTCCCCTATAAAAATTACGTTAAAATATATGTCGAAGATCCCGCCATCAGGGACATCCGCGTTGAGATAGAGACCTGGGTGCAGGAAGAACTGGACCGTATAAAGTTCTCGTCCCGGGCCCGGGACTTCATAGAGGACGGCGCGGTCAAGCGGACCGCGTGGCTCCAGTTGCGCCCGGTCAATATCCAGCGTAATTATTCAAGCGGCAAAAAGGTTGACGGCTATAAAATCGACTTTGATATCCTTGACTGGTATAATGTCTGGTTTGATACAAAGGCAACTAACGTTAATGATACTGACTTCTTTATCCGCAAAGTTAAAAAGCTGTGGGAGATTAAATCACGCCCGGACGTTTATTTTAATCTGGATAAGGTCAATGCCCTGCAGTCTTCTGATATGGTGGACGACAAGGAGCGTGAAGAGTACTCAGCGAAAAACAGCAGCACAAACGACGAGGACGTGTCCACCGACGTTGACTACAGCCTTAACCAGCAAAACTATAAGACCACCGACGAGGTCGACATATACGAGTACTACGGCATCTACGACTTCTCCGACACGGACATCAACGACGAGGAGTGGGACACCGGGATCAAGGAGGTCATATGTACGTTAGCCAACAAAACTACTCTTATTCGGGTAGAGGTCAACGACATAGACACCAAGCGCAAAAGACTGTTCTTCCCCATCCGTCCCCTGCGGCAGAGCAACTCTCTTATCGGCAAATCTTTTCCGCAGCTTACCAAGAGCCTGCAGCACCAGCTTAATGACATCCGCAGCCTTACGTTAGATAACTTTAAAAACCAAATAAAATTGATGTTTAAATATAAAAAAGATGGTACGATCAATCTTACGGAACTTTATGCGGGCGCAGGTAATGCCATTGGCTGGGAAGATAACCCTAATGATATTGATGTGTTTAATATTCCCAATCTGGTTGGTCTTGCGCTTAATATGGCTAGTCAAACACAGGCTGATATGCAGTCGATCACCGGGGCGGTCGACTCCACAATCGGAGTATCTGGCGGCGCTGGTTCGCAGACAGCGAAGGAAGTCCAGGTCGGATTGGAACAGGCACTCTTCCGGTTTGGGATGATAACCGAGAACGTCTATGACGACATCCTCGAGTTTATAAACTATATGATTATCCTTCTCATTAAGTACAATGAGAACCTGATATTGCTCAGGCACCCTAAACTTAAACCGTTGCTGGATATACCGTCCGAAGACCTTGAGGACAGCTTTGCTATCGACATCGCCCTTAAGGACCTCTCCCAGCGCCGGGATATTGAGCAGACGCAGTGGACAAACTTTATCGGTGTGATCGTACCCTTGCTCTCCCAGGCGGGCGGCAACACAAAGCTGCTGCTTAAAGAACTTATGGAAAAGCTTAACATCCGCAACGTGGATGAGATACTTACCCCGGAGAACCCCCAGGATTTTATCAACAAGCTTCTGGCCGACCCGGCACTTTTACAGCAGGTGATGCAGGTGGTAGCCCAACAGCAGGGCGAGAAAGCGGCAGCCACTCCCACCCCGGGAGCGGCACCGACAGCGGCCCAGATAGAGGGAGGTGCAGTTGGCTGAGCAATTTTGTAAAGAGACGCGCCGCAAGCAGTTGATATCCTTACTGGAACATCCTGGCTGGAAATATGTGGTGGAATATGTGGACCGCAAAATTGAGAACTGCGGCAACATCCGCAGTGTTCAGATCGAACAGGGTAAGACCGACGCTGAGATCGTGCGTGAACTGCAAAAGAGGCAGGTTGTAACTGAGACATTAATAGGAATTGTTAATTATTTAAATAATTTAATTAAGGAGAAATAAAATGGCTGAAGATATGATGATGGAAGAAGAAGTAATGATGGAAGAGGAGACCCCCGAAGAGGAGGTCGCCGACGTCGAAGAGGCTGCCGTAGAGGAGCCTGAGACCACTGAGGCTGTTGAGTCAGCCATTATACTCGACATAGACAACATCCCGGAACTGGCAGAGGCCAGCCCCGGTGACCGGGTCACTCTTGTCGTTGACAGCATCAACGAGGATGGGACCGTGGGGATGTCTGTGTTTGAGACCCAGATCGGCGAGGGAGCAGAAGAGGGCGCTATGCTTGAAGAGGGCCCGGCAGCAGGTGGCCGTGAGGAAGTCATCTCAGCTGCTTTACAGTAATTTAAATTGAGGAGATGAACAATGAGTGATTATGATCAAAACAAAGTGTTAGAGCGCGATCGCGACAGTGCTTTTGATGACCTTCTTGGGGTCAAAGAGCCGTCCGAGTCTCTGGAAAAACAAGCGGAGGCTCAAGGGAAAGAGTTCAATCCCGAGGTGTCTATCAAAGAACTGCAAAAGCAGATGGCCGACAAGGACGAGATGATCCGTCAACAGAGCGAAAAGCTGAAGGCTCTCGAGCCGATGCAGCAGACAGTGCAGAAAATGCAGTCTGTTTTCGTCAACGATGAAGAGTCCGTCAAAACCGCCGCTGCCCGCGAGGCACTCACCAGGCAATGGGACGAAGATCCCGCTGGCACTTTTGAACAACTCATGGAGCAGCGTGAAAATCGCATACTCCAGGAGATAGAGAAAAAGGATCGCAAACGTAGTGCGAGAGAGGTCATATCGGAAGTTGAAAAAGAATACGATGTTGATCTCGACAAGGACGGCAAAAAAATAGCTGAGGCGCTAGAGCGGTTTTCGCCTGAGTACAAGGAGCGCAATTTGAAACAAGCAGTAATCAGTGCGATTGAACTCACGAAGACAGGAAAGCGTCGCAAGACCTTACCTCATGTGGAAGGGTCTTCCCTCTCTCCGGAGGCCCAGGCCAAGCAAAAACTTAGCCGGGAACAGGAGTTCAAAAAACTCCTCCTTAAGCACAAAGAAGAAGACCAGCCTTTACGTGGTTTATTCTCTGCTGCCAGTATGGGGGGGAAATAACAAAATAAACTTTTAGGAGAATACTATGGCCGGACAAGGCGTTGTAGGTTATTATAAAGACGGAAGTCAAGTTATCCCCACTGATCGTATTGATCTTCATATCGATGATGTCATCGATTACCTGAATGTAGACAAGTCGATGCTGCTCCACCTGATGAGCAAGATCGGCAAAGAAACCGTGACTGAGATGGAACACAAATGGTGGACCCAGGAGCGGAAGAAAGATACCGTTGCTGCTACCGCAGCAGGCGGCAACTGGGCAGCGGGTGCTGCCGACGACGGTACCATTACCGTTGCAGCTGCAGATGCTCACCTCTTTTCTGAGGGTGACATCTTCCAGATCCCGGCAAAGAGCCGGACCGTTATGTGCTATGTTGACAGTGTTGTTCTGGCAACTGGTGTGATCACCGCAAAGACTGTCGACCAGACCACCCCGGACACCCTGGACCTTTCCGGTGGTTTCACCGACAACCTGTTCCTGGTATCCAACTCTTTCGAGAGTGGCGGGAACCGTGGTACCATCAAGTGGGAAAGCCCCACCCAGCTTTCCAATTATGTCCAGATCGTCCAGACCCCGATGGGGATCACCACCACCGCTAAGCACATCAAGTATCGCGGTGTTGACGAGTGGACCAAACTCCAGTTTGAACTCGGTGTAGACCACGCTTTCAAAATGGAGAAAAACCTCTTTTACGGCCAGAAACATTATATCGACACTGGCTACCAGGACGGTGTATATGAGCAGTGGTTTATGGGCGGTCTGTCTGACGATGCTATCGGGATCCAGACCAACGTTGAGGACCTGTCCGCAGGCGCCCTCACCAGGACCGCTTTTAACAGCTGGGTGATTGCCTCTACTCAGTATGCAAAGTCCCCGATCATCTTCTCTGGCGAACTCATTTATGAGGCACTCACCGCCTGGGCAGAGACCAAGCTTGAACTCGTAAGGTCTGAGAAGACCTACGGTATGGCCGTCACCAACTGGCAGACTCCCTATGGGACGAACGTTGTTCTGATCCCCCACCGGGAACTGCTGACTGGCAGCGATCACACTGGCGAGGCTTTCTGTCTCGATATGTCCGACTTGAAGTACAGGTCCCTGCAGGGGCTCGATACCCATATCGTGCGGAACATTGAGACTCCGGGAGACAAGCAGACCATCGACGAGATCCGGACGTGGATGTCTATGAAAATAGGCAACGAGAAACGCCACGGCTGGATGTACGATGTAGGGAGCATCACCACCTAGGTTCATCTCCTCATTTTAATAACTACCCCGGGACTGTATCCCCCGGTCCCGGGGTACCTATATAAAAAAAACAAGGAGTTTTTAATGTCAGAAGTAGAACCCAAAGTATATCTGAGTAAAAGATCAGGGCTCGGCCTCACCGTAAAAGCGGAAGAGAGGAAATGGGATGAACTGCGCAAGGAATATATTGTCATCCCCGGTGTCTATATCAAGTTTGCTGACAGCCGTTATGTTGCCGACACCAAAGAGAAGATCGATTACCTGGACAATTACTGCAAAAAGAAACCCGACCAGGCGTGGCCCATCTCTAAAAAATCTGAGAAGTTCATAAAAGCTGCCAAGAAGGTCCAGGAAGAAGAAGAGGCCGAAAAGAAGAAAGCCGCCAAGAAGAAAGGCCAGGGTGTTATTGGACAGAAAACCACCGCTGACCCCACCGATGGGGAAGGCAAGAAAGGCCAGGGGTCTTTTGCCTAAGATAGATGACCTTCATCAATCTCGTAAAAAAAATCGAGAAACGGATCAAACTGGAGAGTCCAGAACTCCGCTACCGCATTAAAGATTTTATCAATGATGCCATAGCGGATTTTATCCGTATCTACAACTGGCGGTACGTCGTAAAAGCTGCCACGTTTACAACGGACGACTCCGGGTCCTATGCTCTCTCTACTATAATCGGCACCGATCCCTTTTATGGTGAACTGGAACTCATCCGGGACGGCAAAGGCGACACGCAAAAATATTTCAGGAAGGTATCTTACCAGGAGTGGGTGCGCAGCACGACAAAGGTGAGGCTGTGGTCAATTTATGACGACACGCTTTATCTCCTCGGGGATAATGAGGATCTTACTTTTTTTTATATTACCCCCGGCAATCCCTACCCTCTTAGCGCGGACGCAGACGAGAACCTGGTCACAGCTAATTATGCAGACATAATTGAGCAGTGGGGCCTGGTCAATTATTATATCTGGGCCGGGGACGACGAGTCGGTCAAGGTTGAAGAGGGTGTGCTTAATAGGAAGATCAGCCTCCAGAAAGGTAAAGAAAATAGAGATGACAAACAGGGACAACTTTTTAGGATCAATACAAATAACAGATGAAGTTCAAATCGATTATCTCTTTCTTCCAAGGGATCATTGAGAATACAGGCAATGAGTCCCGCATACCAGAGAACAGTCTTGTTAAGCAGCATAATGTCGATGTAGAACTTACTGGCAAGCTTGTCCGTCGTTATGGGTACACCAGGTGGACGGATCTTACTGATTCCCGGCAATCTTATTTAGGCCCCCCAGACAACCGGGGGTTTGGTAATAAGGTCCAGGCGATATATCCTTTTACTGATTATGAGGGCAACCATTATATTATTGTTGTCGCAAACGGTAAGATTTATATTGAGCGGTATCTTAATGGTGAGCGCGAGAAGATCTGGGAATGTCTTAATCCGTCCGGGAACCTTGATCTGCTAGAGACTATCAAGCGCATTGAGATCACAAGCTACCTGGATACTGTCTTCATAAATGACCCAGACAACAATATTTATATATATGATCCCAACAAAGTAGGCTCCAGCGGATTTACTTCGATTAACCGCCGTTATATTTATTTCGCTAACAGACGTATTTACTTTAGAAGTAATGTCGATTTTTCTGCTGCGCTTTTTACAGAAGACATCACCAGTATGAACTTCGGGGCCCAGCAGATTACAATAGCTGGTGACTATACCCACTATTTTAAGAGCAACGACAAAATAACTCTGACCGATACAGTGAGCGGCGCTAATACCAGTGATGGCGAATACACGCTTAATGGAGATGCCACTTTTGGTGGAGGGGCTACTACCATAACAACTAATGAGGCCTTCCCTTTTGATACCGGGGCCACAGGGACCGTTTCTTCCAGGTACCGGATTTATATTGAGGATGGACACGGTGCCAATTTTGAGGCACAGCCTATAGCAGACAGCCTGGCAGCTATTGATTTTTATGGTGCTGGTGATGTTATCACCACCCTGGCCGATCTTTATCTGGGCCTCGGGGTCCGTATCGGTAATGATAATGACGGCTATTATTTCCTTGTATTGGAGCACAGTACAGACGAGCGGTCAGAGGCTTATGTGTACCTTATTCGTTTTAATGACAGGTTTATTGCCCAGGATTATATACGGCTTGACTCAGTTCTTAGTCATAAAGTGATTGATATCGGATATATTAATAACCAGCTTTTTGTCTATTGTAAAGCTGGCGAGTTTAATATTATAGATCAGACGAACCTTTTAAATACGGTTATCAATAGCAACGAGGTCCAGTACGCAACTGCAGTTAATACTTCCCCTCCAAACTTTGCGATCACCGCCATAGAAGACAGTGTCTTTTTATATTCCAATTTTATTTCTCTGGCAAATATGCCCACCAGGGTCCTGATGAAAGAACTCGAGCCTGGCGCAGCCCTGCCGAAAATTAAGACCACCACCCAGAACGTTTTTGGTAGCACAGCTACTTTTGACGGTACTTATTACTGGGTGAAAGAACACTCTTTCAATAATGCTTTTGTTGAGGTCACCATAAAGAAGGTGGACACGGACCTCAACCTGGTTGACTCCTATTTTTTTGCTACCTCTTCTTACCGGGGATCGACATTTAATTTATCTCCCCCTGAGCTTTTAAGAGAGGATCGAGCCGGGACATATCATTACTGGTTTGTGGCTGGGACACAGTTAGTTGATTTTGATTCTTCCACCGGGGGAATGACAGCTTATTCTATTCCTGGTGTAGCCTATTATGGTGACTGGCCATTTTCTATTGATATTTATAATGATCAGTATATTTATTTCAGTATGGGCGCAACAGAATTAGGATACCAGAAGTTTACGATCGCCACCACCACATTCTCTTCACACCTTAATGATGCTACCCAGGGGTTGCATATTTATAAAATGCACGTTGACGGAGGCAACTTTTTCCTATCAGGTACAAACGCTCTGGACAATCCTGTGCTTATCCGCGTTAACCCATTATCAGATAGCATCCTTATTTTAAGAGATGCCCCTGTCTTTATTTTTGATATGGTTGCTAATGGCACTGACTTGTGGGCCGTAGGAGTAAACACTCTATTTAAATATGATTTAGTGTGGAATGAGGTTGACCGGGCCCCTCTTAAGGATGCCCCTATTTATATCACTTATGACAGTACCCGGGACTATGTGGTTGTCGGGAACGCTGATGAAGTTAAGTATATCCCGCCCTGGCCAGCTGACTTGGCGAGCACGGACCACTTTTATGCCAGGGTAAGCAATCGTTCTTATGTCACCATTTATGATACTTCCACAAGCAGCATAATTGCTGAGGTCCATTTTGATCTTAATATCCAGAATATATCATTTGCTAACGACAGGGTTATGATCAGTACCTGGAAAAATAATACTGGCATCTCACACCTGCTGCTCGATCTCTTATTTCCTTATGTGTCTCTTAACCGCTTTGATTATGAAGGTAATGCTTTTACAGACACAAAAACATCTTATATTGAGATCTACCTTATTGGTAACCAAACTGATACGGTTGGTGTACAGAAGATGACAGTGGAAGGGGACTATTTATATGCAGGCTCCGTGCTGTCTCTGACTGGGGACGCAGGCCGTGCCGCGAAAATAAATTATATTGATTTCCTCCAGCCGACCGAGACCAGACTGACAAATGATGCTGAGAACCGGGTCAGTATTCTTAATTCAAAGTTTTGGTCTATGGTCCATTATGAGAGCACAGTGCATTATATCAGAGTTAATTTTAACTGGGACTGGTTTAGCGGATTTTTTGAGTATTCTGATTACCAGGAGTTTATGGACCAGAACTCAAATCTGATGGACCATACATATAAGCAGACGATCGAGCGTGATGATCTTAATGTTGTTGACCAGATCCGTCCTCTTGGCACACCAAAGACACCAGATTTTTTTATTGACCAGGACGATCTCTCCCCAGCGTCAACCTTAGTTGCTGGGGTCAAGCTTAAATATTATTTCTCATACCTATTTAATGACGGATCAAATAGTCTGCTCTCCAAAGAAAGCCAGGAATTAGAGGTCCCGCAGCTATATAGTCCGCTTGCTGTCACCATAGATACTGTGACAGATTACTTAAATAGCGCAGGGCACGGTCTTGTGGCGGGCGATATTGTAACTATTGATGCTACCACAATGCCTACGTCTACCCCCCAAGTCACCAAGAACACTTACTATTATGTGATCTATGTTGATGCAAATAATTTTCAGCTTGAGACGATTGTCGGAGGTGGCGCAATTAATTTCACAACTACTGGCACGTCTGTCACTGTTCTGCAGCAAAACAAGCAGCCGATCAAAGTTGTAATAAGAGATATAAACCTGCTTGATGAGAACGGCCTTACCCTTTATGATATTGCGTCAGTCAATAAAATACAGATATATCGATCGCAGAAAAATGTCAACGAGGAGTGGACCGCCGTTGTTTTACTGGCTGAACTTGAGAAAAACAATGATGACGAATGGTATTATACCCCAGCGTCACCGCCATACAAAGAAGGTGTTTATGAGGACAATGTGCAGACGCTATCCTACAGTCCTTTTACTAATGCGAATGTTTTTAAATATCTTGCTAAGAATATGGTTGTCCATAAAAACAGGTTATTGCTTGTCAATAACCAGGGTCTGCAAACTAAAAACTCAAATGTCGTACAATATTCTGAACTCGATAATGCGCAGTCCCTTTTGCCGGAGAATATAAGGTCTATCCAGACTGGCGACAGTGACATCCTTATTTCAGCAGTCTCTGTCGGTGACTACTGCTACTTTTTTAAGACCGGAAAGATATATGCAATTCTTGGTGATGTAGCCACTGGGCAGCTTATTGATGTGGCCAACACGTTGGGTTGTCCGTATAGGGATATGGTTATTGGATACGACAATCGGGTGGTGTATTTCCTAAACCAATACGGCATTTATGGTATCGAGGCGGGGCGCATAGTTAATATTGACCAGGAGCGTATTGAGAATTATTTCGATCCTGACAACGAAGAAGGGATTGATTTTACCAGGGTCGCCGATAATGGATTTACCTTCTTTGATTTCAAAGAGAAAGAAGTATATTTTCACGTACCGCAGAAGGGTAAGACGCAAAATTCTCTCATCATCATATACGAGGTAGAACATAATAGGTTTAAGACATACTCCTATGGCAATGCACCTTTTAATCAGAAAAATATTAAGGACCTGGAAACAGGTAATGTTAAAGTTATTTTCTCTGATTATGATGGCATTATTTATGAGATGAGCAAACAAAATAATGATGATGGGCTGCCTGTCTCCTATATGGTCAGGACAAAGCAGTTTAATATTAATAGCAATTTTGTGAATAAGAAATATAAAATGCTTAAGGTTTTCGGGAAGTTCCTTAAAACCCTCCGGGTCACTTATTGGATAGACGGCCAGCGCGGCCAGGGCATCCTGGCACACCGCAAAGGATATGAGGGAAAAGACGAGGCCACACTGTTTGTAACATCCCACGGCCTGGATAACACGATAGCTATTGAGATCTCAGGCGAAGATACAAACGATACGCCAATTGAGATCGAAGAGGTCCTGATCGGATATGATAATCTGCGGGGGAGGAATAGATGAGAGATTTACACCTCCGTGACAAAATAAGTAATGAAGAGCAGCGCCAGAACTTTGAGATTTTGCGTGATGCTGTTGAGAATATAGAGCAGAACTGGTTACAGAAAATATATAACCCGATTTATTGGGACGACCAGCAGGTGGGGATCTCAAATGTCAGGCTCCCGGCGGCCAATGCCCCGACGTGGACATCCTATAAGGGCAGCCAGGTTCTGGCATTTGATCCTGCGCAGGACAATTATATTTATTTCTCTGCGCAGCTTACACACGCTTACGAGGAGGGAACTGACATAGAGTTCCATATGCACGTAGCACATCCCGACGCAAATAGTGGTAATTCCCAATGGCATTTTTCTTACTCGTGGGCGACACCAGGTGAGGCTTTTCCTACGGAGGTAGTAGAGGACGTTTTACACGCAGCCCCCGGGACTGCTGACCTTAATGAATATTTAGATTTTGCTGACGAAATACCCGGCACAGGAAAGGGCATTTCAAGTATTTTATTATGTTCACTGTATAGGGAAGGTACGGCAGTGGCCGATACTTATGCTAATGATATATATCTTGTCGGGCTTGATTTTCATCTTAAGAAAAACTCCCCAGGCAGTTTACAGGAGACCTCAAAGTGAGCAATGGGACAACTATACCTGATTTAAAAGACAATGACTGCAAGAGCCACAACCTTATAATGCGCGGGGCTTACAGTAGATTAAATATTTTGGAGGGGACTGTTATGCACCCGGACAAAGGATTAGTTGTTACGGTAACTAAACTTACAGAGTGGGTAGAGGCACAAAAAAAAGAGAGCGGCTCTATTAAAAAAATGCTGCTTGGCATATGGGCAACGGTGGTTGCATCTCTTATAATAGGTGGTATGTTTTATTTCAGTAAAGGTGGTTAATTATGTCTGATGATTTTTATAGCTTACAGACAGACGACATCAAGATCGTTCAGGGAGATACAGTCAATATCTTATACGAGTTTTTTGATGAACTTGATGACGAGGCTGATATCACCGGGTATGATTGTAAGTTTACTGTCCGGGATCCTGAAGACGACAGCGTTGTGCAGATGCTGTCTGTGCTTACCACACATTCCAAGGAGCACAATGATGGTGTAACTGGGGGCGCAGGCATTTTTTATAACTCTGATACACAGGTTGTCCCGGCTGATTTCGGTATTACAGCCAATAATCAGCTGGCGATCGTCCTGGACCCCGCCGACACGGAAGACCTGGATTATGGTGTGGCTTATCCGTTTGACATTGAGTTTTCCAGGCTGGGCGGCAACATAAAAACTACACCTATTAAAGGTTTTCTGCTTATAAGCAAGGAGATTACAGAATGAGAGAAAGACGTTTGACCTTCCCTAAAGGAAGGGTTGTATTGCCAGCAGAGATTATACCGACGCTTGCTACTTTCCCCCTATCAACTCCTGATCCTGATTTTTATCAGGACGATGTCTTTATTCCTATAGGAGACACAATCGATGAGACTGTGGTCAGGATAAATGATCTTGGTCCCAATAATTTTTTTAGGTGGGAGGCAAACGCTACAGGAGTAGGCACTGGTTTTAAATTGCTGGCTGATAGCAAATCAGTTGATCCTCCCACCAAAGGTCGGATAACTTTTTATGCCAACGGTGGTGCTTTTTCCCAATTTGCTACCAGTACATATGATGGGCTGCAGCGGATTTATCTCCCTGGCCTGGAAGATAATGACGGCCGTGGTGGATATTTTGAATATTATTATGACAGCGCAGTGTGGACAGCTGCGTTTAATAATGAAGAGGCAGTTGATATTGCTCGTAATGGATCAGTATATTTGTACGGCGGCTTTGAAACAAGCTGGATAGGCGATAAAACCAAGCTTGTTATGCGCTGGGATGGAACTGCTGGGGCCGCCGGGGGCGGATCCTCTATTGAGGATACACCGAGAATAATTTTTTAGGAGATAATAATGCCAAAAGGAACAAAAACAGCCCGCAATGCTATAGGCCTTGCTTATAACCCTATCGCAATAACTCCGGACGATATAGCTGCCAACCTTAATGAGTTTGATTTCCTCACCCTGGGTACTGCTGGGGACGTTGAGATCACCCCTTTGGGGAGAGACACCGATGTGCCCGGCGACAAGGAAATTATCCCGGCCCAGGCCGGGTATTTCCCTGTCCCCCTCGTCAAGGTATGGGCAGCCAACACGACCGCTACCGGGATCGTCGGGTACCGCCGGGAGAAGTCAATCAGGCTGGGGATAGAAGTAGGTGGGTTTAGGGAGAGACCTCTTAATCAGCCTGCACCCACTCTTTCGCAAAATGATTGCTTTATACCCATTGGAGACTCCTCAGATGAGACGGTCATCCAGGTTTATGACAGTAACCAGGACATCATTTATGCGTGGACCGCAGGGGTTAACAACCTGGGTCCGAACCAGACGATCTCTTTTAAAACCCAGAATGCAGGCGTTCCCATTGAGGGCCGGATGTATATTTATGCTAATGGAGGCACATTCTCTACGTTTGCCAGCAGCAGCTATAACGGCAGGCAGAGGATATGGCTCCCCCGGCTGGCAGACAACGATAAGAAGGGCGGCTATATCGAGTTCTGGTATAATGATGTTGCCTGGACAGCAGGGTTTAACGGTCAGAGCAGATTGGAGATAGCGAAAAATGGCTCTGTCTATTTATATGCTGCATCCACAAACATTGGTGACGACACCAAGCTGGTTATGCGCTGGGACGGTGTTGCCGGACAGGCAGGCGGCGGCGCTGCTATAGCTGACACAGAAAGATATATAATTTAAGGAGACTAAAATGCCAAAAGGAACAAGAGAGGCCATAAATGCGATGGGGCTGTGTCTTAACCCCACATCTATCACCCCGGACGACATTGCCGCCAACCTTAATGAGCACGACATCATAAGTGTTGGTGTAGCCGGAGACCTTGAGGTCACTCCCCTCGGTGGGGACACTGATGTCGCTGGCGACAAGCAGGTGATCCCGGTCCAGGCCGGGTTTAATCCTATCCCGGTCATTAAAATCTGGAACAATTCAACTACTGCGACAGGAATATTCGGCTACGAACAGGGATAAAGGGTGAACCGAAGAGACAAATATATTTATTATCACTCCTGGAATACTGTAGCCGGGAGGATCAGAGGGAAGTGGGGTGCTGACGCGCCCGAGATCCCTTCTGATTATAAAATGCGTCTTATTGGTATACCTTCTTATTTGACAATCGTAAACACAGACCGGGTGTCAGCCTGGCAGGCCGTAGGGGCAACTCACACAGCTACCCAGGGAGATAATGCGGTTAGACCTTATTATAGTGCGTCGTATAAAACTGCAAACGGTCGTCAAGCTGTCTATTCTAATGGTAAATGGATGACGCTTGGGGTATATTCCAACCGTGAGTTTATTGACGGTTCTGTAGGGCAAACAATTATTGTGGCCGGGGCAGACTGGACCAACGATGGAGACCACGTGTTTGCTAAATGGGACCCCGATGCAAACGAGAGATGTTACCGTTTGCAGACGAATACTTATACGGTCCAGTCTAATGGCGGCAGCGTTAACGTTGACCAGGTTGCCTATTTTACGAGGCCTACCGGGTCCTTTATTTTAATGGCAAGATGGGAGCCCTCGGTAGAGTGTGCGGTTTATCTTAATGGCAGCACGACCCCTATCGGGTCCGCTACATCTCCAGCTCCTTCTTCAAACAATGGCAATGAGCCTGTAAAGATTTTTTCTAATAGCGATAGTAATGAACGACTTAATACCGGAATGGGTGGCGAAATAATAATTTATAGGAGACCTATAACAGATGCGGAGTGGATAGATATTAATGCTATCCTTCGTCCTTATTGGGTGATATAAAATGAGCGAACTTTTCTTGAGGGGAGAAGGAGCTAGTATGTGTGAAATGACTGCGGAGCAGTCCCTGGACTGTGTTGTCTTTAATACTGAGGCTGACTGTGACACAGCGGTTACTAAGTTTAATGAAGACTGTGCTGCCTGTGAAACAGACTGCGGTCGTGAAGGTAGTGTCTTTACCTCTAAAACACAGAGGAAAGATGGTAAGTGGTATTGCGTAAAGCATCCCATAAAGATCAACGACATTGTCGTTGCAAAGACGGAGGAGGTATATAGCGACGCTATGGATACTTCGGATGTACAGTAGGATGAATAGAAGGTTAAGAAAAACCTTTTTTTATGGGTGGTACAACCCGGGTGCGATCCTGCGGGGTAAAGAGGTGACCCCGGCGCCACCCGCACCATATTCTCCTACATTCGAGTCTTACCTGGAGACGGAGGCTTGCCGGACGGTAGTCTCTAATGCTCTCTCTGAGATCAAGGACCTGGACGGAGACTATACTTTCAGCCAAGGCTCTGCCTCTTTACGGCCAGAGTATGATGGTACCGTCCAGTCTCCTCTCAGCAAGGTCGGTGCGTTCTTCCAGAACGACAGGGTCGCTTACCCGGCAACCGCCTCAAACCACTTTATTGACCCCACCAATGGCCAGATGATCGCAGCGGTCCTGGGCAACCTTACCTCAAACGTGTCCTTCTATTCTAAACTAGACAGCCAGTCACTGGGTGTGATCTCCAGTGAGATAGGGTTTAACCTTGACGTGGTAGGGACCCCCACCTTTGTTCCCTGCAAATATGGCAACGGTATTAATTGTGCTACCACAAATAATTATGCGAGAAAGCTATCGGCCTATAGTGGTGAACTTAACAGGTTTGCTGTTGAGTTCTGGTGGAAACCTACACACGCGTGGAATACGGCCTTCTCTTTTGCTGAGGCCCCGCTTATATGGTTCGGCCCGGTCGGAAGTGCCGTCCATTATGTGCGTATCCAGCGTTACCAGGGTGGAGGCACCAATGTTTGGTGGCTAGGGATAAGATACAATAATACTAATTATATGAACCTTTATATAAATACAGATACGACCTGGTCTGCGTCCGATCTACTACACATTGGTGTTACTTTTGATGCCAGTGCTGCTGCTGCTGACAGGATACAACTTAGGGTCAATAATGTTCGGCAGTCAAACGGAACGATTTTTACCAACACTGATTGGACAGACGTTCTTAACCCCGGTAAGCCTTATGACTTTGCAATAGGCCATAGTGCGTTTTACTCCAATACAAATACTTTTGGTCCGATTGACCAGCTTAAGTTTTATGATTACCCCAAGACTGACTTCTCAGACAGTGGAACTATTGACGTGTTAGATAGTACAATAGTCGGCAAATGGAACACGGACGCTAACCAGCGCAGGTTTGTCTTTGGCCTTAAAGGATACACCGTGTCTTCCCAGGCCGGGACATACAATGCAAACGAGACAGTCAGTTACCCGGCACCGGGGGGTGCGTGTGACATTCTCATCGGTCGGTGGAAACCGGGTGTGAGCCTGCAGGCTTGGATCAACGGTGTCTCGCAGGGCACAGCGTCCAGCCCGGCATCCGGGTTAAGCGGCACCGTCAACCAGCCAGTTAAGATCGGGGCCCGGTCTGACAATTACAACAGCCTCCAGCCCGCCAACTTATGGGCGCTGGGGATGTGGAACACCGGGCAGTTCTCTGACCAGCAGGTCCAGGACCTGGATGGGTATCTTAGAGAGAGGTACATATCAGCATGAAAAAAAATATTTGTTTTGTTTTTGACACTGAGGCAGAGGCCGTGGCTGCCGCAGAGAAGTGTGATGACGGTCTGTCTGCCAAGCTTATTGCAGCACAGGCAGACAACTGGGCGGTCCCTGAGCAGCGGCTTACTGACAACAAGTGGTACTTTAAACAGCCAAATTACTTTCCATTCACGTGTGATGAGTGTACAGTTAAACCTAAATGCCATTACACGGAAGAGAATATGGATAAGAATTGGAACAATAAAAACAAATAGGAGACTATTATGGAAAACCAAGAAGTATGGATGGCAGTTCTCGGTGCAGTCCTCGCTCTCAGTGAGGTCCTGGCCTTTATCCCGAAACTCAAATCAAACAGTGTGTTTCAGCTGGTCATTAACCTGCTGAAACAGATCGCAGGAAAAAAATAAAGGAGACTATTATGGGCGGTGGAGCAGCAGCAGCAGGCGCTATTATAGAGGCCGTATTAGGGATCAGCGGAATTATTGTTGAAGGCGCGTCCGCAAGGTCTCAGCAGTTAAGGCAGTTTAGGTTTGAGAAAGAGATGTCACAGAAAGAGCGTGACGTCCTCACAAAGAAAGAACGGTCGCAGGCTGCTCAGATGGTCAGGTTTATGGAGACCCTTGAAGATGAGATCAGGACAGGAGAGGTCGAGGCCACTGAGGCTATTGACCGTATTCAGGACGCGATCTCTGTTTTGAGCGGTAAGACCAAACGGATCATCCAGGCGTCATTGGCGCAGGGAGTAGAGCAGCTTAACTCTCAGCAAAAGATGGCGCTTGACCGCCTTAGTTTTAACCTCGACCAGGCCCGGGCAGATGCCACGGAGTCTGAGAAGAGGGAGATCGAGCGGGCGCAGAAGGAAGTGAAAGAGTTGCGTCGTGCTCACGACAAAGATACCCAGGCCATCAAAGACACGATGGTCCGCAGGGGGGTCATTGGGGCTCCCCTCGCTGCAATGCTTAATACAAGCACCGAGCGTCTGGGCCGTGCTGTTGAGCGTGTTCACGAGGCCAGCGGGAAGATCACAGGCGAGATTGCCAGGCAGCTGGCGAAAGTCAATGCGCAGGGACTGATGGAGCAGGCTGCTTTGCAGTCTAAAGCATTGGCTGAACGTCGCGCATTGGTAGGTGATGCAGCAATTCAGGAGGCCAAGCTTGAGTTGGGTCTCCAGGAGAAAGGATTTGCCCAGACTGAGGCGGTCAGGCAGAGACAGCAGGAGCAAGCCAGGGACATCAGGCAGGCTAAAGGTGCGCTTGGGATTGAGGCTGCTTTCTTGAGCGGTGAAGAGGGTCGTCCTATAGGTGAGATTATTGCTAAACCTACAGGCCGAGACGAGTTAGAAGGGGCTTTAACAGAGGAAAAAGAAGAGACCGCCCAACCTCGTCTAAAAGGCACCCCTCGTAAAAGGGGCATTTTTCAAATAGATTAAGGAGACAACAATGGCTGAGTTTGCAAACCTTGCAGATCAAATAATTCAGAACTCACTGCGCCGCAGGCAGGAAGAGGCGCAGAAGTTGCAGCGTACCAGGCCGAAAAAGCCCCCCACGTTAGGCGTGGGTCAGGTCATTGGTCGTGGCCTACAGGCAGCAGCCCCGGCTGTAGGTAAAGCTGTAACTGCAATTGTTGCAGAGCGTGATGACCGAGCTGCTGATGCAGAGCACGTTGAGTTACTTAAAGAGGCATTTCCTCCCCAGTATTTTGAAGGTAAAGATAAGAAAACATACCTTATTCAGCAAAGGGCATATGAAGTCGGCCAGGATATAGAGAAACTACTTGAGACTTTAGGCCAGATGCGTCAGGCAGAGAAGACAATGGGTGCCAAGATGGAGTTTGGTACCAGGTCTGAACTAAGACGCAAGCGGCGCGAGATCCAACGTGCTCTTAAAGCTAAACGTGCTGAACTGGATGAGGTCTCCCCCGGGAAAGCCGCCCTTAAAGAGATCATTAACCGCCGCCGGGATATGCTGGCATTGCAGATGCGAGGCCGGGGAGGAGAAGGTAAGGGTGAGGATATTGAGGAAAAAGGGACCAAGGAGTTTAAGCTACAGGTTGAAAACCTCCGGGATAATGTAGGACGACAGCTACAAGGGGTCCCTGTAGGCGACCACGTCCAGCTTATTGTTGACACCGGGATAAACCTTAAGCGTACTCCCGAGAATGTTAAGAAAGGGTTTGCTATCCTTCGCGACACTATGCTTAAGCTTGGTAAGACTACGTGGGAAGACGTTGTTGACCGGGTAAAGAAGGGATTTGTGAACAGCATCAATGAGATCAACAGTATGGATATATCCGAGGAAGAGAAGAACCTTAAGAAGTTAGCATTGATGCAGCAGGCCAAGACCTTCATTAACCCCGAGCGTGTGCAGGAACTCATCCTTGAGAACTTCGCTCGCTTTGCTGTTGCCGAAAGCAACCTCACCCCCGATATGCTTGTTAATGGAATGGAGGGGATCAGGCAGTATAAGAACCAGATGATCGAGGCGGCAAAGTCCAGGACCTCTGAAGAGTTTATTGAGAGCCTCAAGGACGAGTCCTTGGATTTAGGCAAGCAGCTGATGACCTTTGCCTTTGCGTCAATGGGCGGCTTGCCTGACATTGAAGATATGGAGTTCGGTGATGATGAGATCTCAATTAATACTAAAGATGCACGTGCATTGAAAACAAGCACAGCTTTTAGGATAAGCGACTTTAATGAGTTCGACAAAAATACAATCGCGTGGATCAGCAAATATATGTCCGGCAGCTTGCCGCATAACAGCGGCGAGATGGTAGCAGCTTTAAAGGCTGCTCAGGGGGCCCATTACGAGGCCATTAAAAATGATGCTATCGCCCGGGGCCTTATTGACAGGGATATGGATGAGGCACAGACCAAAGCAGCGCTTGCTCGTCTTTATGGTACCGCTAAAGCTTGGCGCGTTTTTAAGGGTAAATATGGGATCGTTGAAACCGCACCAGCACCTACAGAAGAGGAAACAGTAGAGAGAGTCACTAAGCCACGCAGAAAAAAGAAGACTACGGCTGGTGGTATTGGGGCTAAAATTGGTGAAATAACAGGAATATCTGCCGGACTTGAGCGGCTAGGATCAGAGAAAAAGATAGAAGAAAATCTAGCTAAGTTAAGTACTAAACGCAAAAGAGAGATACTGCGCACATATCTTGAGGCACTGGATAAGACCAGGGCTGATGTTCTCAGGCGGAGCCTTGCTCGTGACGAAAAGATAGATAATGTAATTATATCAGCGATGAAAATGCTCGGGAGGCTGTAATAAATAAATGGCCGACCCGATACTTGATCCCACTCCAGTTAAAGAGGACATAACACTCAGTCTTCCTACGCAAACCCTTGTCCCTGAGATCGTACCTATAGACGACGAACTCGCAAAGAAAGAGATCGAGCGGATCACCTCCCAGCGGCAGCGTGATTTTGAGAAACTCCTGCGGGATAGCGAGGTCACTGACTGGGACGCATTTGTTACCCGGCAGAAGACCGCCGGGGTCGATGTCCCCTTCGCTACCGTAGACGTTTTATTTGAGCGTATAAGGGAACTTGAGAAAAAGACCGAGAGGGAAGTGTCGTTCCAGGACTGGGACGATATCGGTACGGCCACCCTAAATAAGAACATAATCAAGGAGGTCGGTGAGTTAAACAAGCTTAACCGCCTCTACAGGACCTTTAAATCTGACCAGGTAAAGCAGCATAAGGAGCGCTTTGAGCGCTTGCCTGACTTCGCTAAACGAATTGAGGTAGAGCACGGCGGTGTCTATGGGGAGAATATGCCCCTGCGCTCCTTCTCTGACTCCTTGGTGAACTCCTTCACTTTTGGCCTGGTGGCAGGCGACCATCCTATCTATGGCAAAATGCACCGGGAACTCAACCCCAAGGCGGACTTTGCCGGGGCGACTATAGGTACGGTCGCCTCATTTATGCTACTTAACGCGGCAGGCGGGGTCGTGCAGGTACCCGGCCGGATCGCCAATGTGATCAGGGGCACCAAGGCTGGCGCTAAAATCCTCGAGGTAGGCGGCTACATCCCTTACCAGCTGGGGCGGTTCACCAGGATGGGTGCCGGGCTCCGGTCTCTTGGCCTGGGGATGGCTGCTGAGACCAGTGCAGTAGAGGGCGCCCAGCTTGCTGCCGGAAACGCCATCTTTATGGGCCTGACCCACGGACTGGGGAACACTGTGCGTGAGTACTCTGAGCGGTACCGGGTACAGGACGGTCTCACTAAGGGCGATTGGGAGAAATTGGTACCCACTGCTGTAAAAAACTTCTGGCTTGGCTACGGCCTGTCTGTTATAAACGCCCCTAAATCGTGGGGGATCCGGCTGATGGGTGACGCGCTGTGGTCAGCGGCTGACCAGTCTGTGCAGGTGATGACCGGGCAGCGGGAAGGGTTCAGCAAAGCTGACTTCTTCCAGGACTGGCTCCTGTACCACGTGCTCGGTGAGGTCCAGCAGCGGGTGTTCTCCACTGTGCTGCCCAACCAGTTCGAAGAGCGGATGAAGGTGCCCACCGTCCGTAAAGCGTTCGAGAAGTTTAATTTTGATAAAGAGGCCCGCAAGGTGCCTGCTACAGATAGCGAGAAATTGGCCCAGGCTGAGATCATAAATATGATGGAACAGCATCCTGACCGTGGGGGTCGCAGGTTCACTGAGCAGGAGTTTGAGGCTGCGTTCCAGATGAGGCTGGAGAAAATGCGCGGTACAGTGGAGGCGCGGGGATCCGTCCAGACCCCGGTCGATGAGACCTTCCGCTTAGATGAGGCGGTGGCCCCTGAGAACTTCCAGGACCAGCTGCTGTATGCCCGGCTTGGCTCGTTCTTCAAATGGGACCAGGCTACACGCACAGAGGCCCGGCGGCAGAATGTTGCCTTAAATGAGAAGAGCCTGCTGCGGTTCGTTAAGGACCAGGTAGATAAGAAAAAGCCAGTGGAGGCGGTTGAGCCGCTTAAGCTGGAGACTGTCACCTTTGACCGGGTACGCGACAACTGGGGTGATATGCAGGAGTTTTACCGTAACCAGTTAGCCGCAGGCAGGTTGTCGAAGAAAGAAAAGCAGTTTGCTGACATCATCTCCCGCATCAACCTGGATGAGTTTTTGATCGACAAGCGCACCGCCCTGCAGATAAGCGATAAGATCGAGCGGGAGGCTGCCCTTAAAAAGATGGACCTGTCCGACAGCGAGAAGAACCTCGTTGAGGAGTACAGGAAGAATATCCTCGAGAACAGGCAGCTGCATAATGAGTTGGTTAAGATCGTCCGTGGAGAACTCGGGCCCAGTATGCAGACGTTGCGGGTCCGGGGTGATTTTATAGAGGAACTGCAGGACGTCGTGCAGTCCACCCTTATGGCGGCTGTAGCCAAACCTGCCTCAGACAAGTTTTGGGTCTCTCATCTGCGTAGGAAGACTAGCCCTATCAATGTTTTACGGTCCCTGGCCAAGCTTGAGACTATGGGTATCCGTATGGCGGCAGCCCAGAAGTTTGTGGAAGAGACTGAGCGGATGATAAAGTCCGGCCAGGAGGTCGGTGAGCAGCGGCTGAAGGACACAGAGCGGCTGAAGAAGAGCCTGCGGGAAACCCCCCGCACGGAGACTGAGGCCCGGGCCCGGCAGCTTTTAACAGAAGAGACAAAGCTGGACGTGGATCCTATTAAAGCAGGCGAGGAGCCTGTCACTCCCCTGGTAGACAAGGTCGCCACGCAAATGTTTAAAGAGAACCCGGACCTTATTGTCCGTAACACGGACGGCGAGCCGATGTACTCGCTCTCAAAGTCGTTTGTGGTTGATGAGATCACCGGGCCCACCCGGTTTATGGAGGGAGTGGACAATGCCCGCATAATTGAGGCCAGCCAGCAGAAACCCTCGACGATGTTCCAGACGATCCTCCGGCACCTTGCCCGGCAGGGGATGAATAACAGGGCTATCCTGCAGCACCTGCAGAACGCGGGGATCACCGAGTTCTCCCAGTCCCAGATAAAGAATATTTTAAGCAATATCCAGAAGACCCTGCGGAAGATGGACGACATTATCTCCACCACCAACCCCCGGCCGGAGGCGACGTACACCCCCCGGCAGGTCCGGCAGATCCTCAACAAATCCAAGGGCGATGCCCTTAAGTTTAACCCGGTGACCGGGATCCGGACTGATATAGAGAGCCCCAGCTACAGGAGAAATGTGATCGACAACGGCGCGGCCGTGCTGTCTGTGGACGTGCGGTACAACCAGGTCCGCAAATGGGCAGGTAAAAACCCTGCTGATATGGCCCTGCAGAAGATGGGAAAAATCATTAGGCAATATGTCCAAAAAACCAACCGACATTTTGTATACGGCAAAGAGCCTGCGGGCCTCAAGCTGCGTAACCCCCTGGTCAACGATGGGACAATTTTTGTCCTTTCCCAGGAGGGTATAGCCCCCGGGCAGTTCCGGCAGATTGTAGCGGATCTCAATAACTACCTGCGGGACAACTATAAAGGCAACCTGTACAACAACCTGCGCCGATGGCGCATAGCTATACAGCTGCCTGACGGCGGCTACAGGTCTTTCACTGATATGAAGAACATCAGGATCTCGTTCACGAAGGACCCGACCTCCCTCATCAAAAAGGCGGACTGGGCGGCTAACATAATAGCAGAGCACCAGGAGTTCTTCCGGGCCACCCGGATGGACAACTTTCTCTACGATAAAACCAACCCCTTCCTGGTGGAAGAGGTCAATAATATACTCGGGGCCCAGCTACGTGTTGACCGGGAGGCCGCCGCCTTACGGCTGCTGGATGAGATCGACGAGGCTTTTATTCCCGAGGTAGCACCACCCATCATTGACGGTGAGATAGCTGCCCAAAAGGTCAAGATGGCCGGGGGGACCGAGCGTGAGGCTGAGGCTGAGCGTAACCGGGTCATCAACCTCACTGAGCCGGAGGTGATCGAGGAGCCCCTGCGGCACCATATCGCCCGCCAGGAAGAAGAGTCGCTGGGTACCTTTATCTCTAAGGAGTTGCAGCGCAACGAGCAATTCAACCAGTTCCGTAACCTTGCTGACCAGTTTATTCGCTCTGATACCCACGCCCGCAACGACTTTGCTGAACTCAACGCGGATATGCAGATCAGGGGGGACGTTTACGACAACAAGCCCTCGACCTTTATTGAGCGCACCAAGGGCCGGATGAGAGAGATGGGCCAGTGGTTCCGGGAGAAGATGATCTCTTCTATGGACAGGGGATTTGAGAAAGGAGACGCTGTTATTCTCCAGGCGATGGGTGAGCGGGACACATTGACAACTGTCAATGCCCCGCAGATGATCTCAAAAAACTTCTATAAGTTTGTCACGCCGATGTTTAAGGCTAAGAATAAGAAGGAACTGGCTACCCAGCTGAATTATTTTAACCGTATATTTGAATATGTAATAGAGAAAGAACAGAAGGTGCTCTGGCGGGATGATGTCAATTACCGCCCCAAGGCTGGTGTCCTGGAAGAGTTGACCAAGCCTATAAAATGGAGCAATGGCGAGGAGCCAGGGTTTGTGAAGGATATGTTTAGGTCCCCCGACTATATTGACAACAGCAACATTATTGCCCTGCGGCGAGCGGCCAGGGATGACCTGGTGTACAGCAAGCTGATTGTTCAAAAGCTGAACATTGATCCGGCTGAGTTTGTCCGGGCGATGGGTAAGCTGGATTATGCTATATTTAAACCCCTGGAAAAGATGTACGAGATGATAGGGGACGCTGGCGGCAATTACCAGAACCAGACGCTGCACGAGCGGGTCCTGCAGGGATACGAGGACGCAATAAAGAAGACGCTGCTGCGGCTTAACCCCGCGTTTGCGGCTGAGTTTAAGATAACAGACTCCGCTACAGTCAGCAGACTAAAAGAGATTATCGCCCAGATCCCGGAAGAGCGGACAGAGAAAGACATCCTGGCCAGGTACCTGATGTTCTCTGAGAGGGCTGATCCAGATAAGATGTCCTTTGTCCATCACGCCGTGCTGGGCAGCATTAAGAACCAGACCGGGTTCAGTAGCGAATATAATGATATCTTAAAAAATATCGAGGGGGTCAGGAAACCCAAAGAGACGCTTGACCTGCGGGGCCGCGTTCCTGGTGACAGGTCAATGGACGTTAACCTGCACGACCTCACTAACCGTAAGTTCTTATCATTTGAGGACCTGTTTGATGCAGGCTACCACTGGGAAGTGGACGGATTTAAGAACCTGCTGGGTCTTAGCCGCTATCTATACACCTCAGCTTACAATAAACACCTGGCCGACAACTTTCACACCTCGTTCACCAAGCGGATGATCGGCAATTATGACAGGATTTTTGGTAAGATAGAGGCTGAGTACAGGCGCATTGACGCGGATCCCCTGATGCCGGACGCAGAGCGTAAGGCCCGGCTGGAAGGGCTGATCGCCCAGAAGAGGTCCCTACACGCAGAGTGGTTTGAGTTTATGAGTGACCAGTCAGGGTACTTTTACCTGCCGTCACAGCAGTCTATCAATAAGCTGCGTAAGACAATGAAGGATATCAGGGAGCGCATCGAGACACTGCAGGAGGCCCGGGATTATGACCGCATAACCGACCTTAAGTTTCGGGCAGACAACCTGGAGTTGCAGGCAGAGCGGTGGGATAAGCTACAGGAGATCTTCTACGGTGTACGGCTGGTACAGGAGGAGCGCGACTTCCTTACCCGGTGGGACCAGAGCCCGGACAAAAATGTTAAGATCGCCCAGGAAGAGAAAAAGCTGCGGGCCAAGCAGCTTGAGGAAGAGCGGTGGGCAATGGCCTCTGAGATGAAGATGAAACTCACCGCCAACGAAGAGTACGTGTATATGAACCGCAGGGACTTTGATGACGATAAGATCCCCGCTAAGCTTTCCTTCCTTGAAGGATTACCCAACCCCTGGAAAGACAGGAAGACTATTAAAGGTGAGATCAAGCGGATGGGTATCCATCCCAGCAATTTTAAAGGCTGGGAGGGGCTGTATTTCCACAGCAGTATGATGAAGTCGTTCAAGCAGTTCCTGTTCCGGCAGGATATGAGCAAGAAGGTCTCCCATTATGATGTCTGGAATGATATGATCCGGCTGTACGACAACACCAACTTTGTATTTAAGACTATTGTGCTGGTCAAGCCCACGGTCCTGTGGGCGAATTCATCAATGCAGAGTATGCTGGCAACAGACTTTTTTAAGATAAATGTGAAGAGCCGCCTGAATGGGATCGACGCCTATATGAACAGATTTAACCCCGACCATCCGCAGTATGCTCTTTACCAGCGGGCCCGCAACCAGAACCTGTTCCACCACCGCATCGGGATGAGCAGTATTGTTTCTGATTACACCCGCGCTTTCTTTGATGTGCTCGGCACTGATGATAAGGCTGGGTTTATTAAGCATTTTGCTGAGATCTTTAAGGGCAATGAGCCGGGCCTCGCCGATGCGCAGGCACAAACAAAGGTCAAGCGTCTTGCTAAATATGTGGGCGGCAGCGCAGTCAAGGGCTTTAAGTCCTGGCAAGAGATCGCTTGGGCGGGAGACGAGATACTGCGCCTGGGTGTATTTGATATGATGTCCAAGCGGTTCCAGCAGGCCAACGACCCGGCTACAGCAGACAGGCTGGCAGGCAAGTGGACCAACCTTTTTATGGTTGATTACAGCCGGATACCCCACGGTACCCGGGTTAACCTCAATAGGTTTTTTGTCTATCCTACATATAGGTACGGCTCCGGTAGGATGTGGGTAGAGATAGCAAAGATGTTCGGTAAGGGTGTAGCCCGGACCGCCGGGTTTAACCCTAAGAACGAGTTTGTAGTCAGCAACAAGCGGTTCCAGCAGGCCCTGTTTGAGATGTCACCGATGTTAAGGGCCCTTGGATTGAAGGTCGGCATTAAGGCTATGATCTTCCTTGGGATGGGTTTCCACGGTGACGACGTGTGGGACCTGCTGTTTAACTACCGGGTGAAGGACATCGAGGGTGACGGCATCAACGCTACAATGCGGTTCCTTGCCCTGGGTACCCCGCTGTTTGAGGTAGACAAGTACGCAAGGCGCCCCTGGAAACTGACGCTGCGGTACAACATAGCCGGGCTGCCCAACTTTATGTATATGCTTGCGACCAACAGTTCGCCTATCACCCAGAAACCGTTGTGGACGGTGCCCTGGCGGGAGGACCCGCGCAAGGCAATGAGCCAGACCACGATGCAGATCCTCCGGCACTACTTTCCGTTCGGCCAGGACTTCTGGAACTTCCGGCAGGCAGAGTTGGACTTTATGGAGAAGATGCTGAACTTCTCAGGGATGGGATATTTTTATGATGTGGACAACCCCAGGAAAATAATGGAGGACTACAATCTTGCAGTGAGCAGGGCCCTGACGGTAGCGGAGCACCAGAGAGCATACCAGGCATTTAAGAAAAATATGAACGCCACCTATTTCAGGCTCTTTGACGAGAAGTACAAAGACATCTATGTTATACTGAACGAGCAAGTCGATGAGCAGCTGCGCCGCCGTGTTAAATAATTATGATCTTAAGAATAGGAGTCGTTATGGCTACGCTAACTCTGTATTTGAGTAATGCGACAGACACCCTGATAAGAGAAGACATTGATGTCTGGATCGATAAGTACGCTAAGAAATACAAGCTGGAGCCAGCCCTGGTCCACGCGATCTGCCTGCAGGAGAGCCAGAAGAAGTTTGCTGCGATCCGGGTAGAGCCGCACCTGAAGACAAAGGGGTGGTACCTGCAGGAGATCCCCAAGTATTACAGGAAGGACCCTTACGCGTACTGTTCTATGGGAGTGATGCAGGTCCTGTTTGGTGTAGCCCGGCACAATGGGTACCGGGGCAGGCCGTTCGATCTCATCCGACCGAAGAACTCGATCAGATTTGGCTGTAAGATCCTATCCAACCTGATCGATAAACATTATTACCTGGACAAGGTAGTCAGCTCCTATAACCAGGGCAGCCCCCGGATGAAGTACGTCACTGTGCGGGGCAAGAGGAAGAAAGTGTTCCGCAACCAGGACTACGTTGACAGCGTTATGGAGTTTTATAAGAAGTTAGGTGGGAAGTATTAAAGCCTATTGGTATAATCCCAATAACATCTTCGGCTACAAAAACTTAATCTGATTATTGGGCTTATCTCATCACGATTTGTTTCGTCCTCTCTTGTTCTAATATATTCATATTTTCCGCCACACTCTAGGCAGATATAGTGTGGTTTTCCTAAATATTTTTCCAGTGGTTTTTTTGAGCGCTTATATCTTTGGTAATTAAACCCACACTTTTTAAATAGTTTTATATCTTCCAATAGCCTCATTATCAACCTCCTCCTTAAAATAAAACGCCCCCCCGGGCAGGGGGCTCTGATTTTTTCACCCTTGCGGGTAAGTTTACCTACATTATATTAACCAGGTGCCCGGCCTGTCTGGTTAGCTTAGTTGTCTTTGGTCCACCGTTCCCGGCGAGCCTGCTTGCGACGTTCCCTCCTGGCGATACGCTCATCGCGCCTCTTCTCCCTTCTGATCTGACGCTCGACCTTGCGCTCAGCCTGCCTGGTCTCGATCTTCTCTTTCCACGCAGTCAGCTTGGCCTGCATCCGCTCCTTCCGGATCTTCTTCTTCACCTGGCGCACCGTGTCCACCTTCTTCACCACTTCCTTGAGTTGTTTCTCATTATAGGACAGCAGCACGTTGATG